GGGAGGGGTCACCGGACCAGATCCTGGCGTTCCGCTGCTGGCGCCCCGACCCCTTCGAGTGGTGGCTCGCGGACTCCCCCACCCGCTCCAGCCTCCCGGTGCTGCGGAAGATCATCGGCATCGGGGACGCCACCGACGCCCAGCTGGACTCCCGCCTCACCGGAGCCGGGGTGTTCCTGGTCCCCCAGTCCGCCGACGACGCCCTCCGCGCCGCCCTCGGCCCTGAGCGTGGCGGCAACGCCCCGGAGTCGCCGTTCATGATGGCGATCATGGAGGCCTTCGGTGCCTCCATCCAGGACCGCAACTCCGCCACCCGCACCGTCCCGGTCTCGTTCGTCGTCCCCGACGAGACCGTGGAGAAGTTCAAGCACATCAGCTTCGCCACCAAGCTCGATGACCAGTACCAGGAGATGGAGGACGGCGCCATCGGCCGCCTCGCCCTCGGCCTCGACGCCCCCAAGGAACTACTCACCGGTGTCGGTGCGATGAACCACTGGGGTGCCTGGCTGGTCCAGGAGGACACCGTCGGCGCCCACATCGCCCCCCCAGCCGCGATCCTCGCAGACTCGTTCACCACCCAGTTCCTCTGGCCCATCCTGGAGGACCAGGGCATCGACCCCACCGTGGCCCACAGCTACGTGGTCTGGTTCTCCGTTGACCACCTCATCGTCCGCCCCAACCGGTTCTCCGACGCCAAGGAGGTCTTCGACGTCGGCGAGCTGTCGGGGTCGGCGCTGCGGCAGTACGGCGGCTTCGATGACGACGACGCCCCGGAGTCCATCGCGGACCCGGCGCTGGCGATGGTGCTCGCCATGATCCGCCGCGCCCCCGTCCTGGCCTCCGACCCCGGCATCCCCGCCCTGGTGGAGCAGATCCGGGCCGCGCTCGACGGCATCGACCCCGAACCGGCCACACCAGCCCAGGCGGCGGCGGCAGAGGCCCCCGACGGTGTCCCGCCACCGGCACCGGCTGACGGTGGCCCACCCGCGACCAGCGCGGAGCCCCCGGCGATGGCGGCGTCCGGGCAACGGTTCACGCTCCCCACCCACGAGGAGGTCCCGGCGCTGTGACCGCTGACCCGTTCCCCCCGGTTGCCCCCTGCCCCTGCTGCGGCGCCTACTCCATCAGCCCCGCCACCCAGTCCTCCGCACTCCTCGCCGTCTGCGACGTCCTGGTGGTCCACGCGCTGGAGAAGGTCGGGAAGTGGATCGTCCGCACCGACCGGTCCCGGCACCGCCTCATGGACGGCTCCCCCTGGTACTCCGCCCACACCCGGTGGCGCCCCGACGCGCAGATGGTCGACAAGGCTCTCTCCGGTGCTTGGGACGTCGTCCCCGCACTCCTCGCCGAGCACGGGTGCTGCAACGTCACCGCCGTCGCTGTCACCCGCACCCTGGACCAGTACGTCCGCGACCTCCTCGTCACCGGCACCGGCCACCAGCTCGGAGAGCTCCGCTACCGCTTCGAGGCCCACCTGGGGATCAGCCTGCAACCCCCGGAGCACACCCACCAGGACACCGGCCGTGTGGCGGCGACCTGACCGTGGCCGGATCGAGGCGGCCCGGGACACCGCCGAGACCGCCGTGGTGGACCACACCGCCCTGGCGGTCCGCCGGTTCCTGGTCGACGCCTCCCGTGCCGCACGGGCAGCCCTGGACACCCCCGCGATGGTGGCAGCGGGCACGCCGACCGAGCCGATCACGATAGGCGCCTTCGAACGCTTCTGGCTCGCCGCCCTGTCCCGCGGCTCCGTCCTCGCCCGCATCCGTGACACGTGGCTGACCGGGTACCGCACCACCACCGACCAGCGGGTGATCTCCACCAGCCTCGATGCCCTCCCCGTCTACATGGCCTCCGTCTCCGACCGGCTCGTCCGCGGCATCACCCCACCCCTGCCAGCTGCAGCGTTCGACACCGTCCGCGTGATCACCACCCGTGCGGCGGCCCTCGGCTGGTCGACCGCCCAGACCTCCGCCCGGATCGCCGCGGAGCTGGGGTGGGAGATTCGTGCCCCCTACTGGCGGACCCAGCTGGACCGCACCAACACCGCCATCGACCAGATCCTCGACCCCCTCGGCGCACCCGGCACCCCCGGCCGGGAGCACGCCCGCCTCCACGACGCCCGCGTGAAGGTCCTGCAGGCCGACCGGGCCAGCATCGTCTCCAAGCTCGACGCGGAGGCCTCGACCTGGCAGACCCGGGCCACCGCCATCGCCCGCACCGAGACCACCGGCGCCTACAACGCCGGAGCCACCTACGCACTCCAGCAGGAGGGGGTGTCGTGCAAACAGTGGCTCGCCACCAACGACGCCCGCACCCGTCCGGAGCACGCCGACGCGGACGGGCAGGTCGTCGGGATCCATGAGCTGTTCGACGTCGGCGGCTTCTCAGCCCCGCACCCGGGGGCGGCCTCGCTGCCGCCGGAGCTGTCGGTGAACTGCCGGTGTACGGTGATAGGCGCACCCTGCTAGCACCCCACCCAGACTGCGCCTATACTGCGGGGATGAGCGATCTGACCGAGTTCCTGCGAGCACGGATCGCCGAGGACGAGGCGGTGGCCCGCGGCCACGCTGAGCCGGTCGGGGTCTACGAGGTCGTCAACGGGATCGAGGACCACCCGCATGACGGGCTGATCCTCGGTGGCCCCCGACTCGTGGCGGAGTGCGAGACCAAGCAGCGGATCGTGGCGGCCCACCGCATGGACGAGAAGGGCTGGGCCTCGTTCCGGCAGGACTGGTGCGTGACGTGCGGTGACGTGCGCCCCTGCCCGACCCTCCGTGCCCTCGCCAGCGTCTACGCCGCTCACCCGGACTACCGGCAGGAGTGGCGGCCGTGACCACCCACCGGCCGGAGTGCGACGACCCGGACTGCCTGGAGTGCGTCTGCGGGTGGCTCGTCCCGGAGGACGTAGACATGGACGACGTCCCCGCCGCACACCGCGCCCACGCCGAGGCGGCGGCGTCGTGACCTTCAAGCCCGGCACCCTGCCGTCCCAGTGGCACAGGTCCACCGACACCTGGGTCTGGCCCGAGTCCATCGTCACCGCATCACGGGCGGCCACCGACGGCGCGCTCGCCGCCATCGACCGCTGCTGCGAGCTGATGCTCACCGACCCCGAGGACCGCGGTGTCGAGGTGATCTTCTACCCCGACGCAGGCTGGGTGGTCCGCCTCAGCGACAAGGTCCCATCCGGCACCATCCACGCCTGGTGGGCGCTCTCGGTCGAGGAGGAGAGCCCGTGACCTGCACCGTCCGCACCGGCTGGCGCCTCCGGCTCCGCGGCCTCTGGACCCGCATCTGGTACGGCGGACCCTGCAGCCTCCCGTGCGCCCGCTGCGGTCGCCCCACCAGCTACTTCCTCGCCTACTGCCAGGACTACGCCGACGAGGTCCTGGCAGACCTGATCCCACCCCCCGGCTGACTGCCGGTGCTAGCCTGACCCCTGAACGTGGCTGGCGGCAGGGCCGCACGGTGATACCCCCTCGACCGAGGAGACACCGTGGCCCGGAAGCCCAGCACCCCCCTCGTGGCCTACGCCACCAGCTACTCCGTCACCACCCTGGAGCCCGGCGGCCGGTGGACCACCGACGAGGCCACCGCACTCCTCACCGACTGCTCCCCCTGCCGGGCCGGTCTCGTCGCAGCAGCCACCACCCTCGCCGCCCCCATCGCGGCCGCCGACATGCCGCCCGCCGAGGAGCTGCCCCAGGAGGACCGGCTCGTCGTGAACTGGGCCGGTGTCGTCGGCATCGAGGGCCGCATGACCGGCGACGGCCGCATGATCGAGACCAACGCCCTGATGTGGGACGACGGGGCCCTGCCGTTCTTCCACGTCCGCGTCGACCAGGGCTACGGCCACGCAGGCAAGTTCGTCGTCGGCGATATCCGCACCCTGGGGCGCCGCCCCGGTGGCCTGATCTGGGGCACCGGCACCATCGACCTCGGTTGCGCGGAGGCCATCGAGTGCGCCCGCCTCGTCGGCGAGGGCCTCCAGCCCGGGGTCAGCATGGACCTCGACTCCGTCAGCTTCGAGATCCGTGTCCGCATGGAGCTGTTGGAGGAGGAGCAGCAGGTCGAGCAGGAGGGCCCCGCCACCGCAGCGGAGGACAACCCGGTCGACGCCGACGGCCGCGTCACCGTCATCGCGATCAACGACGGCGACGAGGTCATGGTCACCACCGGCGCCCGGATCCGCGGCGCCACCAGCGTGGGTGAACCGGCGTTCTCCGACGCCACCATCGCCCTGACCGACGACGACTGGAAGGACCGGATCGCCGCCGCCCAGTCCGCCCTCACCGGCGACGAGGCCCCCATCCTCGCCTCCTCCACACCGCCGGTCGACCCGCCCGCCGCCTGGTTCGCCGACCCCCAGCTGGACGGCCCGACCCCGATGGTGATCACCGATGAGGGCCGTGTCTACGGCCACCTCGCGGAGTGGGGGACCTGCCACACCGGCCGCCCCAACCAGTGCATCACCCCCCCGCACTCCGGTTCCTCCTACTCCTACTTCCTCACCGGTGCCCTCCGCACCGCCGAGGGCACCGAGGTCCGGGTCGGGCAGATCACCATGGACACCTCCCACGCCCCGGAGTCCGCCTCAGCTGCGGCAGCGATGGCGCACTACGACAACACCGGCCTCGCGTTCGCGGACATCACTGTCGGGGAGGACGCCTACGGGGTCTGGTTCTCCGGCGCCCTGCGCCCCAGCGTCACACCTGAGCAGCGACGGATCGCCTACGCCTCCCCGGTGTCTGGTGACTGGCGCACCTTCCGCCGCGGTGGTGGGCTGGAGCTCATGGCTGCCCTGTGCGTGAACGTCCAGGGGTTCCCTGTGCCGCGCCCGGCCGGTCTGGTCGCTTCCGGGCAGATGCAGTCCCTCGTCGCCGCCGGGATGATCCCGCCGCGACTGACCGACGCCACCGTCAGCCTCCAGACCCTGGGCCTGTCGTCGCAGGACCTCCACTACCTCCGCCGCCTGGCAGTCCGAGAAGCCGAGGCCGATCAGGCACGCCGCGAGGAGGCGGAGGGATACGCTCGTCGTATCGAGGCAGCCGGGCTAGCAGCCCGGATCCACGCACACTGAGGAGGCAGCCATGGGCTGCGGATGCAACAAGGGCAAGAACAAGCCGACCCCGGCACCGGCCCCGTCCGGCGGACCCGCGACCCTGACCGCCTCCGGGCAGTCCCAGGAGTACGGGTCCCGACTGGAGGCCGACGCGGCGAAGATCCGCGCCGGTGGCGGAACGGTCACCCCCCGGTGACCACCGACCCCGACGACGTCACCGAGGAGCTGGAGCCCACCACCCCCGGCCCGTCGCCGTACACCGATGACAACGCCGGACGCCCCCAGGACGAGTGGTCGTGACCGTCCGCACC